TAGTGATCCTTACCATTTGCTCTTACCTTATCTTTTAAAGTTTCTAACTGTGTTGTAAGTTTATCAACATCTTTGATTAATCTTTCTATATTAACTTTATTATTCATCATGCCATCTACTCGTTCAGTTAATTTTTCTATTTCTATAACCATATTTTCTATTAATAAAAATTGTTCACTATCAGCAGGAAGTGATCCCATTTCCCCTCGTGGCCATTTTATTCTAAATTCTGTATTTTCTTCAACATCAGAAATCATTAGCTTTCCATTAGTTTCAATAGTATTTAGTCTTTCGATAATACCGAAATAACTCCACACTGCTATTGCTACTGCAATAATTATAGATATTAAATTTCTTAAAGGTAATTGTATGTTTGAATTTTCACTTACTTTCATTTTCTTTTCCTTTTATTCATTCCCATATAATGATCTCCTGGCTCATAATCCCATCTTTTACCATGATGACCTCTTATATCAGCATACCACATTCTAAGTCTTACAATAATTTTCCTTAAATTTCTACTCATTCTATCTCATTCCATTCATCTTCTTCGCTTTTTGGTAAAGGTAATTCAAAATCTTTTGGTGGCATTAGTAATTTACTATCACCCATTAACTTTAAATTAGGATTTTCTTTCTTATAGCCATCTTTTAAATTATCCCAATGACTTTTAGAATCATTTGGTCTTGTGTTATCTCTTGTAGGAGTTACACCTCTACATTTAGATACAAGTAAATCAAAATTACTATTATATGCAAGACTTGGGTTACTATTAACCCTGCCACACATTTTCATCAATTCTAATTGTTGTTTTATTTGTACATTTTCTTTTGAAGTTTTACAGTCTGTGCCTAAATATTTTCTATAAGTAAATCTTAAATATTGATCTTCATGCGTATTACTATCACTATAATTATAATCAGTATCTCTTCTTTCTGTGCTTACTTCCATTTCACCACATCTTACACCATACTCATTAAGATATTCATTTCTAGGATATGCAGGTTCTACAAAGAGAGCTAAAAGACATATCAGGATTATTAGTAGTCCTGTAAAATAATAATTCATCTTGGCAATCTCCATTGTACATAAATCCTATCTGTTTAAATCCTTTATATCGTAACTGTGTTCTCTTACTTGATCAGCTAGTTGTCTATATAAATTTTCTGCCATTTGCCATGTAGCTTCAGCAGAGGATAATCTTGTATTCATATCTGTAATTTCTTTTTGTGCTATTGCTAAATCATTTTCTAATTTAATGATTGTTATTTTACTATCATCAATAGTTGAAGTTAAATTTAAAACATATCTAATAGATGTAAATGTTCCAACTAATATAGAAGCAACTACTGGTATTAAAATAAAATTTTTTTTAAATAGTTCTGCAAAGTTCATTATAATGCCTCGGTAGCTGATAAGGTTATTCCATATTTACTCACCTGATCTGTATCCCACCCAGTTTCATTACTGTCTAATCTCATTATTGTTTTTGCATTTGTATATGTAACAGTTGCATCATTTGCTATTGTTTCTATACCTTGTCTTAATGATGGTTCTATTTTAACATTTGCTTCACCTGAACCATTAGCAGTTACATCTTCAGTTACCATATACATATAAGAACCTATCTGTATATAATCACCAGCTTTGAATACATTTGCTCTATCAGCAGTGAAACCATCTAGAGCTACCTGATTACCTGTTTGACTTGCTCCATTGACTCTGACAGTCCCTGTGGCTGTTCCTTGTATGGTTTTTCTGTCTTGATCCCCTATACTAAATGTTCCTCTTCTACCTCTTAATTGTAATAAAAAAGCTAATATTACAGAAGCATTGTTTTTTAACATTGGTGGAAATTTAATTTGAGTTGTCCAATATTCACCCTCATGTTGAACAATCTGATCTTGACCTGTAAATGGTGAGCTAGAAACTGCTACAGTTCTAACTAAAGAAAATCTTTGTGTTTGTACCCCAACAACAGTTGGAAATGTCAATGGGTACGATGGTGTAAATACTGCCATAATTATCCTCCAAATGCTTTTGCAAATTTACCACCTCTCAATTTAGCATCTGCTACTGCTGATATAGTTGATTGTTGGATAGTTGGCAACATATTTGCTATTTCTGATCTAACTGTATTTGTTACACCTAAAGCAAAATTTAAGTTCTGTGTTATATTTACACCTCCACCTCCACCTCTCATCATAGATGATGTATCTGCATTATTTCTTATTACACCACTACTTCCAGGTACAAATAATTCAGGACCCCTTTCACCAACAAGTGTAGGTGCATTTCTTTGAACAGTTCCACCACTAGCTGACATATCACCTACTTTAATTCCTTGATCAAGTGTTGCATTTACATTGAATATTGGTAAATTTTTAATACCTTTTGTTATTCTATCCATAACTAAAACTTGAAATAATGTTTTTTGTATTTCAATTAATACTTCTCTTAAAATGTTTTTGAAATTTAATGCACTTTGTTCACCTCTTGCAAACGCTTCAAATATAGACATACCTGTTTTTTCAAATGTTTTTGCAACACCTTGACCAATAGTTTCTAATCTTTTTTGTTGATCTACAAGTTTTTGTACTCTTGTTGCTGTAAATTCTATATTATCTGCTTCAGCTCTAATTGCAGCATTTATAACATCTTGATCTTTTATTTTTTTGGCTAAAAGTGCATCTTCAATTTTTCTAGCCATTGCTAGTTTTCTTAATTCTAATTCTGTTTTACCTAAATCTTCAACTTCTCTTTCAGCACTTAATAATCTTTTAGCTTGTTGATCTTCTAATAATTTTTCTAATTTTGTTTTTTCTTTAAGTAGAGCATTTGCCGCTTTATCTGCTCTGTTTTTACTTTCTTGTTCAGATGTCATTTTTTCAACAATAATAGCTCTCTTTTCTAATAAACCATTAAGGATAGATTGATCATTCATTTCATCTTCAGGCATTTGGATACCCTCTAATCTTTTTTGTACTTTTGCTATTTGTGCATCAATTTTTTCTAGTTCTTTGTTAAACTCCATTTCTGTTAATCCTCTTAACTTGCTTTCAAAATCTCCAAAAGCCATATTAAGAAGTTTCATAGCACCAGTAGTTAAATCTATTACAAATTTTGTAAGTGCATTGTTTTCTATGAATAATGTAAATTCTTCATTTAATGAATCCATAGCACCAGCCATACCTTTTGCCGCTGAAACACCAGCACCACCTACTTGTTCATTTAATGCTTTCATCATTATTGCTTGTGATTCCATTTTTTTTCCAACAAAATCCAAAACTTTAATTTGTTCTTTTTGTTCTTCTGTAAATGAAACACCTACTCGTCTTAATGCTGATAGACCTATTTCAGGTTCTTCTAATGCTTTACCTAATTGCATCGCCGCACTTTTAGCACTACCAAAACCTACTTCAGCTAAATCTTGTGATAATCTTAATGCTTCTTTAAATGTTTCACCTGTGATTGATTTGAATGTTAATAAAACACCTGCCGCATCTCTTATTTCTTGTGTACTTGCTAAAGTGTTAATTCCTATCTCTTGTGATAATTTTTCTATGTCAGATAAAGCAAGACCTGCAGCACCACCTGTAGCTTTTAATATACCCTCTAGTCTATGAAACTGTCTTTCTGCTCTAGCACCAGCTGCAGCCATTTTTCCTAAAGAAAATACTATTGCTGCTATTGCTAAAGTTGCTGCTGCTGTTTTTAAACCAACATTACCTATAATAGTTCCTAATGAAGTAAGCCTACCTGCTACTGGTCCTAGTGGTCCTTGTATTGCTGCAATTGATTGAGAAGCTCTTCTAAATTTATCTTGAAAACCTTTAGCTGCATTTCCAGCTTTACCAGTTGCTTTTTCTACTTCTTTTGTTTTTTTCTTAACTGTATCAGTTGCTCTAGTAAATTTTCTTTCAAATTCTTGAGTTTTACTTCGTAGTTCTACTGTAATTGTTGCTTGATTTGCCATTAATCAGGAAACCTCCTCATTAATTCTTCTAGCTCTTTCCTTGTTACAGGATTATTTCTTTGTTTACCTTTATGTTGTAGCATGTGACCCTCCATAGCCGATACAAACTCTTTTACACTACAACCCCAAAAGGTTTCAGGTGTCATGTGAAGAATCCCTAATCCAATTTCTAAATATTCTTGGATGGGGTAGTAGTTTCTTGACTCTCCACCTTTGCTAAAGGGGAATTTTCTTCTTCCTTTTCTCCAGCAAAGATTGTACCTAAAACTTCTCCAGCAATTACTGCTGAATCTGTTAAACCAGTTTCTATTATCATATCACCAACTGCATTATGTGTAAACTTTCCATTTGCACCTTTTAGTCCTTCATGCAAAATTAACGAAACATCATGTAAAGAAAAGTTTTGTGTGGCAATTGATCTTCCAACTTCCATAACAGATTTACCACTTCTCTGTTCTATCTGTACTATGCAATCAAATGTAAGTCTAAATGTTCTATCTTTACCACCAAACTTACGAGTGATTTCACCCTTGTATTTGTTCATCATCATCTCCTAGTGCTTTTTTTAGTTTTTTCTTTGTTGTTATTGATTTCTTCAACTCTCCATCGTTGTCTTCTATACAATGAATTTCTGCTCTACTTTCAAAAGTTACTAATTTTTGCACTATAAGATTATCATGTCCATTTAAGGTTATTTTATCTAATGGACGACAATCAACATCTTTATTGCATTCTATAACTATATATTTTAATTTAGTTACTTTAATAAATCCATGATGTTGATCGCCATTTAATTCAAAGTTTATCACTTTCCAACCATCTGTCCATTCAATCATAATTACGCGTTCGTGTAAGTTACTGTTCCACTTGATTCAAGAGTTACTGAATATGTTTCTTCACCATTAAACTCACCAGCTCTTTCATAACTTGTTACCATAAAAGCACCTTTAACATCTGAACCATCACCAAAAACTAAATCATAATTAACAACACTTCCTGTAAATGCTGCACCTCTTAAATTATTTTCTCCAGCAGAATCTGTAAAGACTCCACTTGCTGATATACTCATACTTCTTATACCCATATTAGAACCTAATATTCTTCCAATATCATGTCCTGATGAGCCACTAAATGTAGCTGAATCTTTATTTGTAACATCCACCATTTCTCCATTGATACTCATAGATGTACTTCTTAGTCCACCTATAGTAACGGCACTACCACCACTATTGTCTTTCAATAAAAAGCTACTTCCTTTTTGCACTGCCATTTTATTTTCTCCTTATTATATTTTTTTTAACTATCATAAACTACTGCTCTAAATCGCTGTAAACCATGCGAAGTAAAACCATCATTTTCTTTAATTACATCAGAAAATTCAAATCTTAAATTTACAAGACTTGCACCTGAAACACTCAAACTACTCTCATGTAACAAAGCATAAATTCTGCTCATAATTTCTTTTACTTCCTTACTTCCTCTATACCTTGAAAAAGTATGAATGACAAGAGTATGTTCATTACCTTGTAGTGTTTTTGTGCCATTATCTATAGATGTTTCTTCGCCTACTTTTACATAGGGAAAAGCTGTATTTTCAGGAACGAAATCATACACATCTGTAACTAAATTTTGAAGAGTAGAATCACCATCTAAAGCATTAAAAATTGATTTCTGTAGTTCTAAACTGTGATCACTCATTATTTACCAAACCTATCTAAACTTTGTTTAATTTTTCTAAAAATAACTTCTGCTATTTTAGGTTTACTTTTTTCAAATGCTGGAAACAGAAATGGTCTTGCTAACATTTTACTTGTTCCATATTCTAAAAATTTACTATAAGATGCTTCGCTTCTAACCTGTACTACATCTTTTTGTTCTTTAACTCTAATATTACTTACTAAAAATCCTGTATCACTAGCTGGAGCTTCTCCTGGAGCTGATGCTTTATGTGTTCTTGTTGGATTATATCTTTTATAAGTTTTACCTGATTTTGAACCCTGTTGAATACTTCTTACAGCTTCACCTCTAATTAATTGTCCACCACCTAATAATATTTCTTTCATATCTTTTTCTAAATCTTCTTTTACTTTTTCAAGAGCTTTTGTTGCTTCTCCTACACCACTAAATTTAAAAGTCATTATTGTCATTAGTTACCTACATTTTCTGTTGCTACTAATTTAATATATCTATCATACTCATTATCATTCTCTATGCTTTTAATATCAAACGTTCTTGTTCCAAATAATATTCTCATAGCTGTTGATATGTTTGCTCTATATCTAATTGTAAATTCAAAATCTTGTGGATTATTTATTTTCTCACCACTTTGTTCATTAAATACTTGTTTTGCTGAT